CACAAGGAAAGATTAAACCATTACCACAAATTGTGGGTGAATTAGAGCAGAAAACAGCAGGGATGACAAACCAACAGAAAACCGCAACATTAGCCACTTTATTCGGTGCAGAAGCATTTAAAAACTGGGCTGCATTAATGAAAGTCGGTGGCGAAGAGCTAGGGAACATAACAGATGGATTGGTTCATGCTGATGGAGCGGCTAAAAAAATGGCAGACACGATGTCAAATAACTTATCTGGTAAATGGGATGAGTTTAAATCGAAATTAGAAGGTTTAGGAATTACTATATTCACCATGATTGCTCCTGCACTATACGCCATCCTGCAAGGTGCTATCAACGCTGTAAAAGGGGTAGATCTGTTTATTCAATCTATCATTCCGTTGGATTCTTATACCGAAGGGGTAAAGAAGATAGCGGAGGCATTGGGAGCGATGTGGCAAGCTGCCGCAGGGGATCGAAACGAAATGGTGAAGGGATATGATATTCTCACCAAATTAGGGTTTTCTGCGCAGTCTATTCAAACGATACAAAGCATTACGGAAGGGGTGAGGTTTGGAGTAGAGACCATGAAAGGCCTTGTTGCCGGTGATTGGGGAGCCGCTTCAAATCTCTTAGATAAGTTAGGTTTTTCACCAGAGAAGAAGGCGGACATTCAAATGTTCATCCAAGATGTTCAGATGCAAATCAGTAACTTCATAGAACATGTACAATCTCTCATATCGGCTGCTGCCCCAGTGGTTATGGGGATCATTGATGCGACTTGGGACTTTATTAAGGGTGTATTTGAGGCTATCGCACCGTACGTAATGCCCTTGCTTACGGATGTCATGTCGTTCGTAAATGGGATTATAGAAAAAATCGCTACATTTTGGAAAGAAAATGGCAAGCAAATCATGGAAGCTGTTCGCAACACGTTCGAAGTTATAAAGAGTGTCATTAGCTTTGTGATGCCAATTGTTTTCACCATCATCAAGGATATATGGGAGAACATCAAAGGAGTGATCAGTGGCGCTCTGGATATCATTATGGGACTTATCAAGGTCTTCTCCTCCTTATTAACAGGTGATTGGAAAGGTGTTTGGGAAGGAATTAAGCAGATTCTTTCAGGCGCCTGGGAATTTATTTGGAATTTCATCCAATTATGGGGGATAGGGAAGGTACTCGGCATTGTTGCAAAAATTGGAAGTAAGATGAAGGGGCTTTTTAAAGAAGCTTGGGAAGGTGTCAAGAAAGTCTTTTCTGATATGTTCAAAGGCATATTTAAAAGCTCTGAAGACACATTTAAAGTCATCAAAGATACATTCGGAAAAGTAAAAGGTGCCATTGCGAATCCATTTAAAGACGCTTGGAACGGTGTAAAGGAATGGATTGATAAGATTAAAAACGGCGTGAGAAATATGTTTAGTGGCGTGAAGATTCCTACACCACAGATCGCGACAAGTGGCTCGCTGAACCCCCTAAACTGGATGTCAGAAGGACTTCCGAAATTCAACATCAAATGGGCGGCGAAAGGTGCGCTCGTGAAACCAGGAATGCCTACTGTTATCGGTGTGGGTGATGCAAAAGGTTACGATGAAGCTGTTTTACCACTTCGTGATAGTACTCTTGGACGTATCGGACAAGAAATAGCGCAGACGATGCCGCAGATGATGTACACAGGGCAATCTGATAGACCGATTGAATTAGTTGTGTATCTCGATAAACGGGAGATTGCAAGAGAAACATACTCAGATATCGCAGAGCTTCAAAAGCGAGAAGAAGAAAGACATAAAGCATTTAAAAGTAGGTGATAGGCATGTTATGTAGTTTGAGCTTCTTTCAATTTAACGGGAAAAGAAATCATCATGTTGTTCCCTTGCAGGGGGTAAAGCGTCCTGCATGGGCTCCATTGGAGCGCACGTTTTTAGAAGTTCCTCATTATCCAGGGGGGCGATTAATACGTACACAGACAAAGATGCGAAAGATAATAGTACCTGTGGCATTGCTATATGATTCATTGGCAGAAGCAGAAAAACTTAAAGAAGAAATAGCGGATTGGTTAATTACCGATCAACCTCAAGAACTTATCTTTGACGATGAAAAAGATCGCACATACTTCGCGGTAATCGATGAATCATTTGACCCCGATCAATTGGTCAACCTCGGTGAAGGAACCCTCACATTTATTTGCGCCATGCCTTATAAATTAGGAGCCCAGCAATCTGTAGACTTTAACCTTGATGAGAGAGGGCTGATTGCGAACGTTACTAATACAGGCACAGTAGAATCACATCCAATCATTGAAGTGGAAGTGGAGAAGCCTTCTACATTTTTAGATGTCTGGAACGGAGAGGATTACTTCCGTATCGGATATCCATTGAAAGCGAATCAAGTCCCAGTCGAGCGAAATCAGCGTATGATGTGGGACGAAATGACCACAACAATAGGGTGGAGTAAGGTGAGCGAAATGGAAGATGGACAACCTGTTGGAGAAATAAAATCTGATAACTATCAATTTTATTGTTCAGATTATGGTACTGGAAAGGCATGGCATGGAGGTGCGGTTAAAAAGAATATACCTGGAGGGCCTAAGCAGGACTTTATCATGCAAGCTTATGTGACTTGTAAAAGTACAGCAAGAAATCAAATGGGGCGTGTAGAGATAGCGATCCTTGATGAAAATAGTAAAGTGCTTTCTAAGATTGCAATGAATGATGTTTTCTGGCAGGCAGAACAAAATGTGGGGACGATGGTCATTGGTTACGATGAGAAACCAGGAAGAACAACTTTGATTCATGAAAGTGGAGATTATCCGACAACATGGAATCAATACTTCGGCAGGCTTTGGATAGCGAGAACAGGGAATGTGTGGGAAGCGTATATTTCAAAGTTTCTTTCTGAGACGGAACGGGATGATTCGGAACGCTTTGTTAGATGGATAGATGAAGAGAAGTACCATATGGCAAAAGCTGCACAAATACAAATTAGTATTATGCAGTGGCAAGATGTTCCGCCAGTTGAAAAATTGACAGTGAGTGACCTTAAGTTTTGGAAGGTGAACATGCATACACAAGGCAACCTACCATACATCGCGGATAAAGGAGACAAAATTGTAATAGATACAGAGCGAAGGTCAGTTACTATCGAGGGGAAAAATGCGAGTAATATAAAGGATTTGTTTAGTAGCTTCCCTATCATTCAGAGAGGGAAAAACAAATTAGAGATTATGCCCCCGAATATCGGAAAGGCAAAAGTGACATATAGGGAGCGATATAGATGAGAACACCAAGTGGAGAACTACATGTTGTGGATTTTAAAACCGAACAAATTGTTTCTATCATTGGACCAGAAGATTATTGGGACGACGTTCGTCATTTCGAGATTAAACACAATATAGATACATTGGAGTTCACCGTATTTGATGGTACGGAACAGGCAGCGACACTCATGCAACAAAATCTGGTGCTCAAAGAAGTCAGAGGAGGTCGCATGGTCCTCTATGTCATCACGGAAACGGAAAAGAATGCAGAAGATCGAACGATTACGGTGTATGCATCAGGGGAATGGATCCAATTAGCGAAAGCAAACATCATTAAACCACAACGAATCGAAAGTAAGACTGTCAATCAGTTCATAGACATGGCTGTAGTCGGAACAACGTGGAGACGTGGGAGAACGGAGTATGCAGGCTTTCATACGATGACCATCGATGCATTTATTGACCCTTTAAAATTTCTAACAGATATCGCTTCTCTTTTTGAATTAGAAATCCAATATCGAGCAGAGATTGTTGGATCTCACATTGTAGGCCGCTATGTGGATATGGTGAAGAAACGAGGAAGAGAGACAGGGAAAGAGGTAGAGCTGGGAAAGGACTTAAGAGGGATCCGGCGGATTGAAAATTCCCAGAACATTTGTACAGCCCTTGTGGGCTTTGTGAAGGGGGAAGGAGATGAACTCATTACTATTGAGGGCATCAACAATGGAAGTCCGTACATCGTAGATCATGATGCGTTTCAGCGCTGGCATGAACAAGGGCAACATAAGTTTGGATTTTATTCCCCAGAAACAGAAGACCAAGATATGACACCTCACCGTCTCCGAACGTTAATGGAAATCGAGATGAAGAAACGAGCCAATGCATCGGTCTCTTATGAGGTAGAAGCGGAAGCAATCGGACGAGAGTTTGGTTTATCTCATGAGTTAGTGGATGAAGGGGATGCCATTCGAATTAAAGATACAGGTCTCACACCTGAACTGTACTTGGAGGCTCGTGTCATTGCCGGAGACGAATCGTTTACAGATCTAACAAAAGACAAGTATCTATTCGGGGATTATCAAGAAATCACAGACCCGAACGCTGAACTCAGCAGGATGTACAATAAAATGCTCAACTTTTATAAGGATACCGTGAAAAAAGATGACATCATCGATGCGATTAACAATAATCAAGAAGGAGTCCCAATTGATGCGGATAAAGTGTGGCTTAAAAATGATAAGGTTGCCATCGGGAAAGATGGTGTGAATGCCAAGATGTTGGATTTCTTATATGAAGATGAAAGAGGCTTGAAAACAACGGTCATCGCCAAAAGGAATCTCATCATTGATCATGATTTTTCCAGTGTGCCGAAACCCGTCATGGATGGTAACTCAAACTATAGTCATTTTGAATCAGGAAGGCTCTGGAGACCGCAGGGAAATGTGGTGTTAGAAAATAACACATTGAATTTTAACTATGAACGTATGGTGAATGCGACGCGTGTAGATCGGTATAACTATCCAGAAACCACAGTGAAAAACGGGATTTACCCCAATAATATATACACGTTATCCGCACATTTTAGGTGCGCTACGATTAATGGCACGAGAGTCACCGCTAAACCGCAGTTACATGTTTGTTTTGTGACCTACCGAGATAACGTTCACTACGATATCTGGCATGAGGAAAAAATATCATTTGATGCTCCTAGCACTTTTTATGGAGAGATTCAGCGCCGAGCATTCACGTTTACTGTACCGAAGAGCTATAACATTCACGAACATGCCATTGTGATAAAAGTAGAATCAGCAGATGGTGACATCGCAAAAGGAACAGCTGTTTGTGTATCTGGTATCCAATTGGTAACAGGTAGATATCCTTCCATGTATGAATGGCAAGCGCAAAGTGCGGAAGTGTACGCAGGAACGATGCCAATTGATGGGCTCGAATTCGGGAATGGCCATGGCTTGATACAGGTAGCACGAGATCGAAAGACATTTGATATTGGTGGCATGGTAGACGTGAAATTCAATAGCTACATCAGAGCTACACAAGGTATCAATTTAGGAGGGAACGAGAACGGACAGTGGGGGCATATGCGTCTTACGGATGGGAACCGTGGTATTGGGATTTATGTGCATAACGCAAATGGATGGCATTTTAATGCCCTTGGATAAAGAGGAGATGAGCTAGAAACATGGATAAATATAAATATTTACAAGGTATGCCCTTACAAGAAGGGGAAGCATCGCCATTTATGGGAAGATTGGTGGATGTAGAGCGCGTAGAGGGTGGCGTGTTTGTTCATATCCCTTTTGATATGTTAGATAACGCAGGCATTTCCACAGGTAGGAATAAAGTGGAAGTTTGGGGGACAATGGATGGAACTCTTCGATTTAGAATTGCAACGAGATGTGAAATTGAAACGTGTAAACGCGGATCTCGCCTATATGAATTGGATATGGGATTTGCGAAAAAGAATGTTTGTACAGGGTGCTATACATCTCTAACGGGTACGTCCCCACTGCACGAACACGAGGAGAGTGAGGAGACGACACCTTGAAAACAACATTCGTATTAGATATCCAGAAAGAAAAATATGAATACACGAGTTTAATTGTAACGGGGCGGATGGGGGATTTGGAAAGTAATACGGTAGAAGTTTTGATTACCAATCATGGTGAGCCTTATTCGCTCACGAACCTGACGGTCTTTTATGAGTGTGTGAAGCCGGATGATACTGCCGTGCGAGATAAAGAGGGTGTAAATATCATAGATGCCGAAAAGGGGCATTTCACATATACGTTCCCAGCCGAGGTATTTAGTGCACCTGGTCAGGTGAAGCGATCTTTCTTTTCGATTGAAAAGGACAAGACATTCCGAGCGACAACACAAGACTTTTTGGTGATATCCTTACATGATGCATTAACAGGACATATAGAATCTGAGACATATATTTCAGAGTTTGATAAGGCTCTTGAAATGGTGAAAGGGCATCGGAAAGAGATTGATGAAGTAAATAAAAGGATTGCGGAGCTTACACCGTATATTCAAAAGAAAGTCGATGAAACAGATACAAAGTTCAAAGGCGTAATAGGACAGATTCAGTTGCGTGTGGATGGCGTTAGCAAACAAATAGATGCGATGGATATTGTAAAAAAAGCCGGCGATACCATAACGGGGTTACTTGAAATTAAGAGTGATAATGCCATTGTATTAGGAAGTCGCTCTTATAAGACGATTTTTCATAAAGGGGCACAAGGAGAGCTGATATTTGCCCCTTCCACAAAAGAACAA